AAATCAGAAACAACTTTTTCTTTTTTAGTTTTTAGTGAATCTTTTTTAGCAGCGTTAACTAAATCCTCAAATTTAGTAGGCGTTTCTGCCTTTGGTTTAGAAATAGTCTTTTTCTTTGGTTTTGTTTTCTTTTTAGTAGGAAATAAAGTTTCTGCTACTTCTTCTGATGAACCTTGTAGATTAAATTCTTTCTTAATTAATCTTAATTCATTAGCCCCAAAGTTAGAAATAGCCTCTCTATCTTCACCTGTCAATTCGACTACTAGCCCTGCATCTCCTAGCATACCTACTGCAATTCCAACAGGTACTACACAATTAACATCATGGCTTATTCGGTAAACTGTACCGCCTCTTCTTAGTAGAAGTGGGCCATCATGTTTTACTCTTTTCAATTTTACATTACTCATTTTCTTTTCCTCCATTATAGTAATCTCATTCCCCTCAGTAAAGAAGGGAATAAGACTACGTTATTATAATGGTATATATTTTCTATTTTAAAGGTTGCCCCATGCTCTTACTCGAACTGAACCGCCGTTAGCATCATTAGCCAAAGTAGCGTTAGTACCATCTAATGCTGTAAACATAAGAGCAAAAGATGTTCCACTCTCATACGCACCTGCGGCACTAATTTCTACTAATGGTAACACTGCATTAGCATTGTCTGAACCTGTAATAGTTACGCAATGAAGTGATGAAAGGCCAAGAGCCGAAGCAGGGATTACTGACCCTGCTGCGACTATTGACGTTACATCTATCAAAGCATCTACAACATATTCATCACCAACAGCCTTTGGAAGTGTAACTCCCTTATGGTCTGCAAGCAAAGTAACTGTATATGCTAAAGCCATTCAAATCACCTAAGCACTCTTAATGTTAGTAATCTTACCTTGACCCTTGAAGAAAGAACAGCAAGTTTCACCCATTGTTCTGTACATTCCTTGGTTTCCAAGTTTACCGACACCGAATGGGTTTCCGTTAGTAATTCCATCCTCAAAGTATTGAGTTGGTTTCATAACAGATAGCCACATATGGTCTGTATCTAGGAACAGCATATCACTCAGTTCATTTGTTGAGTTACTACCAGTTGAAGGCATATCCTTTGCAGGGATTAGAGGGATATCAAAGTATGTTGCTACTCTAAATCCAACTTCTTGACCCTTTGCACCTTTTACACCATTATGTGTAGGAACAATCTCTTTCCTATCCATAAATCTTTCTTGGCTTTGTAGTAAGTCAGCAATGTGCTGAATAGTATCGTATCCTGTTAGAATACATTTTGGGTTTCCACCATTTTGACGGATTCTTCTAATCATACTATTAATCATAGTGAGAGTTAGAACTCTAGCATCACCTGCTGCATATCCATCTCCAAAGTCAACCTCTGCATCCAAGAAAGAAGCAACACCTGTTGCAGCGTTACTACTAATAGTAACACTTCTTGTTGTACCAAACAGATTAACTACATCTGCAACAACTGCGGAGTTATCCCCATTGTTTGCACCAGTAGTCAATAAGTTAGCATTATACATAGCAGCGATTTCACCCGCAGAAGAAACAATCTTCATCAAAGAAGTATAGTTTCTTTCAATGTTTGTTGCTGTACCATCATCATATGATTCGTATGGCATAACTAGCATTTTGCTTTGTGTTTCTGCATGATGCTTACCCATATCTTCTCTAACGATTGCACGAATATCTCCGACACCATCATCAATAGCAGCCAATTCCATACCAAGTTCTGAGAACTCAAACAAATGAGCAACAGTTTTTGGACTTACGAATAATTTAGCGTATTCAGGTGAAAGTGGTCTAAACCCATTTGCACCGTCTAATGTTGCATTTTCTTCTACTCCACCAATTTGGTCTACTCTAGGTGTAGATAAATCAGCAGTGTTTGCAGCAACAGCAGTTGTTCCTGTTCCAAATGCAGAACCACTACCACCAGTAGGTCGGCTCTTTAGAACTCTCCATCCTGATGATGTGTAAGGTCTTTTTGCTAGAATTGAAAGAGGGTTAACCTCTTGGTTTAGCATTGACCATACTTTTTGTCCGTAAAGAACATTGTATAAATCTCCCAATCCACTTGCTGCACTAAACGGGTTTGATGCAGCGTCATGGGGCGTTCCGAATCCACCGACAACACCTGAACTCTTTAATAGAGCATTTCCGGCAGGGCCAGTTAATCCATAGGTTGCGGCTTCTAAATCTTTAATTGTGTTTGTGTATCCACTCATCTTTTCTCACTCCTAAAACTTCCTCGCTAGATTATGAATATCTCCCCAACTCATAGAAGATAACTCTTCTGATGTTGCAGGGAAACCTTCAGGTAATCCAAACGAAACTTCTTTTGCTTTTGCGATTTCAGTATCTTTAGCAGATAATGATTTGCGTAGTACAGCAAACTCTTCTTTTAATGCTGCTACTTCGGTACGAGCATCATATTCTGCTCTCTCATTAGCAGACTTTCTTACAGCCTGTTCTGAAACAAATCTTGTTTCAAATTGTTTTGATAGGTTTTCATAAGCAATCTTTTCTAATTGCTCTGCTTTGAATTGTTCATAAGCCTTTTCAACATTTTCAGCAGATAAATCTAGTGATTTAAATTCTGATGCATCCCATTCTTTAGATACTTTTAGAGGTGCAGGAGTTGCAGTTGGGTTACCATTTGCTACTACTTCTTCACCTGCTTCTATATGTTCTAAGTCTTGGTCATCTAATGCTTTTGCTGCTTCATCATCAAGAGCCATTTCCATCTCATCTTTCCCGTCTTCAGTAGCCATGTACTCCATGTCTTCTTCCATTGGGGCTTCCATCGTTTCTTCTTCCTTATTGAGAGAATTAACTTGTTTCATCAAGTCATTCAACTCCTCAAGGGCTTTTTCTAACTTTTCAGTCATATTTTTTTCACCTTTTTCTTCCTTTAATATATCAAATTTGGCTTCAGGATTAATTCCTTTTTCGCAAATTGTGACTTCGTGTAATTCAAGACCATCTATTTCATTATATTCACCTAAATCATTTGATTTACGGCTTCTTTTAGAAATAGCCTGACCTCCTATGCTAAAAGAACGCAATGTTCCTTTTCTAATATTTCTAGATATTTCTTTTGCTTTTTCAATATCATCTCTTAATTTAATAACAACATAAAATCCAACGTCATCTACGTGAGTCTTATGCACTAAACCATTTTTATCTCTATAAGAATCAATTACTTCTCCTACTTGTACATTAGAATGGTTAGACATTACATTTCTAAATTTTTTATTAACCATGAAGCCATCAACAGCCTCTTCTAATGCCTTAATAGTAATCAAATCATTTTGTTTATCTATCATTTCTATTGAAGCATAACCACCAATAATTAAATCATCTGACTTTAGAATACTAAAATCACGTGCATCTTGATTAACAAGACGCATTGGGGCAGACAGCATTAGCATTATGTTTTTTTCAACGACTATATTAACTAAGCGGTTTCAGATTCAGGTAAGTCTAATTTTTTATACCTGTCAAGTGTAATATCCCATACTCCTTCATCTTCTTTAGTATCTAACATAGTTTGTTTTTTACCAGTCCATGTAACCCAAGTATCTTTACCATCTAAAGGTACGACTCTAACATGTAATCTAGTATCAAACTTATCACCTTCTAATTTATACTCATGATAACCATCCTTTTGTACTCCTAGTATTAATTTACCACTATCAATCACTTTACCTTCTTTAATACCCGATAAACTTATTTTAGCAGGAAACTTACCAGACTTACCAAATAAGTTATAAACATCCGAAGTTGTTTCTATATCAAATAACCAAGCCATACTTTTTTCTGATGTTTCAATAATAAAATCTAAATTATTATCTCCTCTTCTTTGAATTACAAAGTTTGCTTCTTTAGGATTTTTTTTTGGTTGTTTTTCTATTGTATCATTATTAGCCACAAAATTATCTTCTGTTTTATTATAAACAATATCTTCTTGCCTAATTAACCATTTCTTCAATCTTTTTACATCTGCACCAAAAGCAGTACTTTCAAACTTATCCATATGATGTTCTTTAACAAACTCTACTATTTGTTCAAAAGTAACTGGCTCATCCATTTCTAATAATTTATTCTTTATTGATAACCTCAACTCAGAACGCATACTTTTTATGGCTGCTTTCAAATCTTCTTTCCAAACATCAATATCATACAACGCCTTTTTCTCCATCAATGTGTCACCACTAAAACCCATAATAGTAAATCCATCTAAATCATTTTTCAATAATATTTCTGCTTCACCATGTATATCATCAGTAATATACATCTTTTTGACACCTTTCAATCTATACTTAAATGGCTTATCTAAATCTTCCCAAATAGATTTTTTAGTTTTATCAGATAATAATTCTAAAGTTGCTAATTTATCAGATTCAGTAACTTCAGGTATTTCAATTACTTTAGCAGAATACAAACTAAATCCTTCTTTAGTTTTCTTTACTTCATCAACCTTTACCCTAACTATTTCACCAACCTCAACAGATTCTTTTGTATTCAACGCTTTCCCAACAGGAATATATGCTTTCTCTTTTAATTCCGTAGTTTTGTATTTTCTTGATTGTTCTGCGGTTACAGGCCCAATACCAATAGTATAAGAATATAAATCACTCTTAGTCTTTTTAGAATCTAATACTACAACATCTAAATCAACAAACTTTTTCCACTTAACCCATTTAGGATTTTTTCTACTACCTATCTGATAAGTAGATTCTATATCTTTAATCACTACACCTTCTGACGCAGGTAGTTGCATTATAGTTTCAGAATAAGTGCCTACTTCTTTGATAGAATCTGCTATCCTAGTATCCTTTTTAGATGGGAATGCCAAATCTTCTGAGGAATGTTGTGAATATTGATACATTAAAATATTAATTCTTTCTCTCAATGGTTCATCCATCAAATCTCTTTCTTCATGTCTCATTATATCAAATACATGGAGTCTAAGTTTTAATCCATCTACGGGTTTCTTGAACATATAATTAATTACTGATGCTCTATGTAAAGGTTCTTCACCTCTAAATAACATTAGTTCTCCGTCTAATATACAATCTCCAAATTGTTTTTTATTTAATTGTTCTACCTGTTCAGGACATTTATCAGTAATATCTTTTTGATTATAAGAATATATTTTTATCTTACCATCTATCTTGTGCAACTGAACCCTCATCCCATCATATTTTTCTTGGACAACATATTCACCACTAAAACCTTTTAATTGTTCCATATCATTTAATTCAAATATTCTATACATAGGTTTATTTGGAATTATAAAATTAATATCTGCTTTTTCTTCTTCTGATTTAGTATCATCAGATTTTTTTATATTAATATCAACTAACTTATTCCATTGTACATTAGTATATTCTTCTAAAAATACTTTCTTTAAAAGAGACAACATACTACTAAACTTAGTTTTAATTCTCTTAGTATCTTTATTTTCACCATAGTGTTCAGAAATATATAATGGAATATCTTTAGATTCTAAATCTAATCCCATAGCACCCTGAGTAATTTCATCAGGAAGAAGACCATGTTTTTCCCACGCTTCAGAAGGCAATGGAACATTGTGCGCTCTTAATGCATAATGTATAAATGCAGCATATACACTATCATTAGATAACAATGTATCTACTACATTATCACCTAACTGTTCTGCAAACGGGTCGCTTATTTCTTTAGATTCAAATCTCAATGATTTAACCGCATCATATAATTTTTTTGCTTGTGTAGAAGTTACATCTTCTGTCCTTTCATCAAATAAAATATCTTCATCTAAATGTTTTTTCAATAATCCTGTAAAAGCATCTAAAGAATCAAATTGAGTCCGTATAGACTTTACAGTTTTTTTCCATTTTTTACTGTATTCTTTTGGGTCTTCTAATGCAGATAAATATGAAAATCTAGTTCGCTCAAAAAAATCTAATACGCGCTTTGTTAGCACATCTTTTTTCTTTTCAAATACTATACCTGAAATTGACATTTAACCACTCTATTCGTGTAGGCTAAAACCATATTTTCTTTCCATTTGAGCGCGGTCACCATGTTCAGCATCCATTTCAGTTTCACCCTTTAGACCTAATCTTTCTACAAGGTCTGTTAATTGATTATATTCTTTTAGATATCTTCTTTTATCTTCTTCTTTCATAGGGCTTTTTGTCCATCTTTCTAGCGACTCTCTGAATTGGGTTCTGATATCATCCATCTTAGATTTTGTGATACTATCCATTTCCAAATTCTTAACCAAATCTAATCCTTGTGCTGCTTTTAATAATCTCTTTAGCATAATTGCTTTACCCAAAGATTCGCGTAAATCACCAATCTGTTGAATCAATCTTTGTTCGTCTTCTAATAGTTTTTTCTGCCTTCTACCTTGTGTTGCATCAAATCGCATAGAATTTTTATCTGAACCTGTTATTTCTAATTCTTCTAGTTTAGTATTAACATCATCTAAATCTTTCTGCAATTCTCTAATTCTCATTTGTTTTTCTCTATCTCTTTCATCAGATAAGAAATCTTTCATTACTGATTTACCAACGTAACCATATCCTTCTTCACCAGTAGGATTTGCTATTTTTTCTTCTTTAGGATTTTTAGGAGGGCTTTTCAACTTAACTTCTTCACCCATAACATCTTGGTCATTAGCAACAGTAGTTCCATCATTAAATTCAGCCAAAACTTCTTTTGCTTTCAATATTGCTAGTTCAATCATTTTTTCTTCTTTTGTTACTCTTTCCGGCATTTTTTTCACCCCTCAATTCTTTCCACAATTTTGTGAATATCATCCCAATCCATTTTAGATATTACATCACTTGAAGGAGCAGCACCATTTACCATAGCAGGTTTAGGAGATGTAGAAACTACAAATCCTGATTTCATTAATAAATTATCTTGTCTATATACTGTATCTTCTAGTGCTTTCACTTTATCAACTAACTCTTTCATTAGCATAAGCATTTCATTTTCTTCACTCATTTAACCCCTCCTCTTTAATTTACCATCTGAATCAAATTGAAAGGATACTACTTTTGTATCATCTTTTTCTGCAACATCAATATAAAACCCTTCTCCATCAATAAGGCTCAACTCTATTTTAAGAAAACGGCCAAGACCTGCCATTACCTCTCCACTATCAATATCTCCTTGTAATTGTTTTAATTTTTCTTCGGTATAATCGCTTTCATCAAATATATTCCTATTTAGGAAGTTATCTACTTCCTTTTCTAAAATCCCTATAAATGTTCTTATATCTCTTGCTACCTTACGTTCTTTTTTCAATGTCGTTTCCCAACTCATTTCAAATCACCTTTCTTACTTGGATATACCATACTTCGCAACTGATTATACAAAGTCTCGTAATCCTTCCTTAGTTCTGCTGCTGACGCTACAATACTTAAGTTCTTTTCATCAAACCCATTTAATTTTTTAGTTAGTTTCTTATCACTTTTAATTAATTCAACTTTCTTCATCTCATCTATAAGAGTAGATAGTTTAGTTAAATCTTGACCAAAATATTCAGAAGGTTGAGTAGATTGAAGTAATTTCTTCAATTTCTTTTTTTCTTTAGGTTCTAGTTTTTCCAATAAACCACTATCTGCTTTTTGAAGTGTATATTGCCAACTCATTCTAAATCACCTATTGTCTTCTACTTGCAACATCTGCTCTATCTTGTTCGTATGCTTCTTGGTCTGAAACTTCACTGTAATTTTTACGGTTATTTTTTTGTGCATATGAAGATTTGATAGTATCTTCTATCTTTCTTAAACTCTTATTTATTTCATTAATTTCCTTTCTAATATTTTGATATATAGTATCATCTTTTCCAGTAAGGGTTGATAATATATATTCAGTTTGACCCATATATCTTAAATTAAACTTTATTTCTTCTTTCATGTTTTCAAACATTTTTGACTTACTTTTGTTTCCTTCCCTTTTTACTTTAAATCTATTAAACTCTGCATCTTCATCTTTAATTATATTTTTCCAACTCATTCTAATCCATCCTTTTTAATGCATATGCGAATGCAACATCTTTTAGTTCCTTTTCTGACAATTCATTGTCTTGTAGTTTTTCATAAAATTCCATCAATCTGTTAGCCTTAGCGGGGGTTAATCTTCCCCCTCTCTGTTTTAATTGTTCTTCAAAAACTTGTTCAACTCTTAACGTGTTATACTTCTTACCATGTATGGTAACTTTTTTGTTAGAGTGTTGGTCGAACATCTCTTCAACATCATTGGTTTTATCTTCTTTAATCACTTCTTTCCAACTCATTCTAAATCACCCATGACTTCTCTTAATATAGCAAACTTTTCAGACAAAGACTCAACTTCAACAGTATGTACATCATTTCGTAAGAACGACTTATCTAAAGAGATTTCCCTTAATTCTGCTAAATAATACATAAATGCATATAATTCAGTAGTTCTTTTTAATTCCATACGATAATCCTCATCTTTTATATCTGCTACACCTATACTAACATCTTCAGGTATTCCCTTTTCATCAAACATAGGGTCAGGTTCAGCCAAGTAATAGGATTCTTTAGCCTCTTCATCATCTAATAAATCACCAAGTCTTAATTCTATTGCATCGGCATAATCAATAATCTTAGACTCTTTCATTTCAGTAAATATTTTTACCTGTGATTTAGTAGCATCAGGATTCATTGCTTGTTTAATATCTGTTGCTACCTTTCTATATAAATCTATAAACCCTCTTAATCGTTTTGTATCTCCAACTTTTATTTGTTCTAATTTAAATCCTTTCTTAGTAAATATTTCTTTCAACAATTCTATTCCTGTTTTACCAGAATACTCATCATTTAATACTTCTAACAATCTAACAGGGTGTCTACCTTGTTCATATTTATCTAGAAATTTAAATACATTTTTTTGAGAAAATAGTCTAGACTCACTTTGTAATGTATCCAATTCACCTCTATAATTTTCTATTCTAGAGTCTTTACCATATCTATTAAGTAAATTAGTTAATGTGGAGATAAAAGAATAATCACTAGAAGAACCTCTTTCTTTTCTAGATAGTTGGTCTTCTAACTTATCGAGCGTAGATATAGCAGTTTCTAATTTACTGAATATATTTTCATCGACTACAAACGCATCATAGATAGCCTTTTCATCTGAACCTTCTTCTAAATTTTCTACAAAATTATCCAATTGTTGTTGATTTTCTTCTGAACGCATATCATCAGACATACCCGCTAATAAAAACATAGCAGCATTATCTTGTTTAATTTTTAAAATTTGTTTAAACACTTTACGATGTGCTGTAATGGCTACAAATATTTTACTCATATCTATCTTAGGTTCTCTTACAGGTTCTCCTGAATCTCGATTAAATTTTTGTGAACCTAATCTAGTATATCCACCTGAAGCAGTCAACAAATCATCAGATAAAGATTCTCGAAGTCTATCTTTCCAATTACCATCAGTGACTCTAACAACATTTTCCAAATTGTTAACGAAGTTATCAGGAACTTTACTAGACAATAAATCTTTTACTTTAGGAGAAAATGTTTTTTTAATTTGGTCTAATACAAAAGCAGTTTTAGCCGTAGGCTCTTTATGACCGCGAATATCTGCTTTCAATAGTATAGACACACTTACCACTTATTTTCTGTATTTCTTTTTCTCTTTGGCATTAAAATTACGTCAGGAATATCATTGCTGTCAGGAATTTTCTTTTCTACTGTTCTAGATAAATCAATACCTACTGCATCTAAATCTCTATTCACTTCTACCTTACGTGCATTATACACTTTTGCTCTTGCTTCTGCTAGTTCTCTTTCTAATTGTCTTACACTTTTTTCAGTCATTTAATCACCTTTTTTTAAATATGCTAGAATAACAACTCCGGCACTAACCTACCCTTCTTTCAGTTCTTTTATCAACATTTTGATTTCCGGCTGCTTCAGGTAAACCACTAAATCTTTTATCAGGCCCACTATCCATACTAGGTTTATTTCTAGTTGTAGCAGGATTCTCTTGTTTTTTACCTTGATTCATCATCTCTTCTTGCATTTGCCCTAA